AGCGCACCTGTAACAGATACTAATAAAGCACCTGAAAAACAACAGACTGCATATAAACAAGCATTGCCATTGTTATCTAAATTAGATAAAAAAGGTAAGCAACGCATATTAAAGTATATTGAAAAGAGTTTAGGAATTAGTTCTGCCCCTGCTAAACAAGAACCAGAGCAAGAACCAGAAGCACCGAGCGCATTTGGTAACATGGCAAGACAGTTAGACACAATGGGTCAGAAGAAATCTAGTACAGGTGGAACATCAACGCCTACAGGTACTGGAGTACGTCATACATCAAGTGCTACAAATCCTAACAAGGCAAAAGATTTAGACAATAAGATAGATTTTGCTAAAACTGCAAAGCCTAAAAAAACCAGAACTAAAAAAGCGGCGGCATAACATGAATCTATCAGAATCATTAGCAATTCTTAAAGCTAAGATTGATAGCCTATCAGTTATCAATGAAGCCTTTACAGGCGGACATGCCCCTCACTTAGAAGACAGCGTATACTTGCAAGGCACTGCAGGTGTACAAGATGCATTAAAATCCGTAGAGGCTACTATTAAAAAGCCACAAACTGCTACTATTAAGTGGGACGGATATCCTGCATTGATATTTGGTCATGGTACTAATGGTAAGTTTAGTATCAGCGACAAGCATATGTTTAATAAGCCTGATGGTTCAGGTCGTGCAATTTATAGCCCTGAACAATTTATTGAATATGATAAAGCACGTGGTGTTGAGCGTAGTGGATTGGCAGCTATTATTCCAACAATATGGCCTGGTTTAGAAAAGTCAAGTAAGGGCACAAAGGGATATTATTGGGGTGACTTATTGTTTAGTCAGCCATTAAAAGACCAAAATGGTTTATACATTTTCAAAGCCAATCCAAATGGCATTACATACACGGTACAAGCAAATAGTGAAATTGGTCATGAATTAGCAGGAAAAACTGCAGGTATTGCAGTACATCAGTATATTCAAGCTGATGCCGCAGAAAAAGCAACACAAATGACAGCGGCAGGTGATAAAGTACATGCTACTGATTTAGCAGTATCATTGAACGGTGAATTAGGTGGACTAAAGAATAATTCTGATGTTGCTATATTACCTAGCAAAATGCCACAAACACCTAAGATTCAAGTTCCTAAAGCTGAAATAGCACATCTTAAATCAGAATTAGCCAAGTATGGTCCTGCATTAGATAAACTATTAGACACAAGTTACTTGGGAATTAATCCTAGTACATTTGCAAACAACTTGATTGGTGTATACTTCAACAAGAAAATTCGTGATGGTAACTTGAACAATCTAACACAGGGTTTTTATGACTTCATTGAGTCAAGACCATTAACAGGTCCAATGAAACAAAAACTATTAACAGGTTACACAGACAAGAAAACAGGAAAAGAATATCCTGGACATATTCCTGCAAACAAAGCAGGCGTAGATGCATTGATGCATATATGGATCGCTGTATATCAGTTAAAAACTGAGATATTAAACCAACTAAACAAAGCCGCAGAAGCCAGCCCAGTACAAGGTTCATTAGATGATGGTACTAAAGGACAAGAAGGTTTCGTTGCCAATGGCTACAAATATGTAGACAGAATGGGCTTTAGCCGTCAAAATTTTGGCAGTAGATAACCAAAACCAACATTTTTTTGCAATTGGCATAAATAAATATATGAAGCAGTAGGCTTCAACATATTTAAGGAATGTCAAAATGGCACAATTTACAAGAGTTAATGGTGACTTACTACCAGTATTACATTTAGATGCGGCAGCATATACAAACAGCGGTGCAAACGCAGTTAGTTCAGGTTCAACAGTACAACCACAAGGTCCAAAGCTACAATTTTTCACAGTTACAGCAAGTGGTTCAAGTGCATTGTCAGGTACACAAGTAAACTTAATCATCCAAGCTACACAACAGTTAGCTACAGTTTACTTATATGAGTTCACAACTGCAGGTCCTGATACATTGTCAATGGCTGTATATCCATACGGCGCATGGACAAATACAACATTACAAACAGCTATCAATGCTGAGTTGACAGCAGGTGGTGTTGCTAATACTACAGCAGTATCAAACACAGCTACATTCACAAACTAATCTTAGTTTGTTATAAAGAAACCCTAGATTTTCTAGGGTTTTTTTACCTCTGTTAAATACTGTATGGATCAACGAATTAAATGCTATACACTATTTGATATTACTGTTACGAATATTCGTAATAGGGGTAAGCCTGAACGTGAAGATTTATTGCAAGAGTGGATACAAAAACGTAACACACAATGTAATTTTGACACAATTGTACAGGCAATATCATTACGCAGTCAACCTGACGTATTAGGTAACCCTGTAAAATCAAATATTAGATTTGATGAGTTTACACAATTTGGATTTTTGTTTGACCAAGAAGAAGATAACACATATCCTTGTTGGTCATTTGTATTTTCTGTGCATCATAGTAGTGTGTTTTATGATGGTATACATGAATTAGGATCATTGTACAAAGATTGTAATCAAGTACCTATGATTAAAACCAATTCAATGTGGGATAAAGTTCCAGCATATTTAGATACAAGTGACGAGTTAAAAAATATATATTTTGAGGTACTAAGTGATGGTTAAAAAGAAAAACGCTAAAAAGGTAAAATTCTCTCCCGAACAAATAATGAGCAAGTTGGAGAGAACAATCACTCCTGCCGAAATTGAAAAATTAGCTGACCTTTCAGTACTTCAAAATAGCGATGGTTCATATAGTTTGTACAACAAGTATATCATTAAAAAAATTGATGGTAGATATTTGGTAACACGTAACGACTTAGCAGAAAGCAACAATTATTTTTATCTATTAAAACATGCTGTTACCTGGTGTACTTACGATAAACGCAATAGAATTATGGATTCCAAAAGGATACAAGATTTAGATATTCAGTTAACACGTATTGAATCAAGTATAGCAATACATCAAAATTTAACAAAGAAAACTAAAGATGTTGACAACAAATTGATATATTTGGCTAAATTGGGTGAGGAAAAGATAATTCGTAGTAGAATTAATAAAGAATTAGAAAATTATGTACATGAATCTAAAATTTGGCAAGCCAGCCGATTCAATACAAAACCTTAATATCTAATAACTATTGATAAATACTTTATATATTTCTTTGGAATAAAAATTATGAAACTACACGACCTTGACAACAACAAAAATAGTGCAACAAAAGCACTTAAAGAACACTATGAGATGCCTTTTAACGTAGCAAAAATGCCAATGGCAGCTACAAAAAGTATGCTTAATAAAGTTCGCGGTTTAATTAAAGAATCAAAGCAATCAGTTAACTTTTACCAAGAGCAAACATCTCCTTCATACATGAAGTTAGTGTTTATGGAGCAATCATTGGTTCATCACTATAATGAATTGCGTAATCGTCCTCAACCACGTATTGTTGTTGAAAACGAAGAAGTTGAAAAGTCACAAGTTGTATTGGCTGCACAAGATTTAGTTGACAGCGTACAAAAAATGTTAGAGGAAGTTAGTGACATGTTAGTTAAAGAATTACCTGCATTAACAACAGGTATTCAAAGTGAAATTGGTGCTAACGAAGCCGAACAGTTCAACAGTCAAGTAAGCGAAGCATTAACAGCCCTTCAAGCATCAGTAACAGAAACTAAATCAGGTTTACAATCAGCGTTAAACGGCATCACTGGTCAAGCAATGGACGCAGGTGCATTTGGTGCAGGTGAAGAAGAAGAAGCATTTGATGACGGTCAAGTAGCCGGCGAAGAAGAGGCACAAGCTGAACAACCAGAGCAGGCTCCTGTTGAAGAACCTGAATTGAACTTTCCAGAAGAACCAGAAGAAGAACCAACTGGCGGAGTTGGTAGAGCAAAGAGATAATATGTTACTCTTTGAACTTGATAGTCCCCCGGAGACTGTCAAACTTACAGCACTTGCCAATAAGCTAAAAAGCGATATTGATAATGGTACTGGTAAGACAGATTGGACAACAGAAGAATTTTTAGAATACCTACAATTAAACGGTATTAATTTAGATCCTTCTGATTTGTTTACCATGATAAAAACTCCACCCCTAAGTAACGTTATCACTAATATACAAGATGGTAAAATTATTTTCAAAGGTCAGGCTGAACCTGATAATACTACTGAACCTCCTCCAGCCCCAGAAGATGACAAAAAAGTAGTACAACAAATGGCTCAACGTGCGATGAAGTAAACATGAAGCATTTAATGATTTGTGGTTGCAGTTTTTCTGCTGTTAGTACAGAGGATAAATATGCAGGAACATCTTGGTCAGAAATACTTATAAAAAAATTAGGACCTGAATGGAAATTAGTTAATGTAGCACGTCAGGGTGTTAGCAACGGTGGTATAAGGTTACAGATTGAAGAAGCACTACGTTTAAATCCTACTTTTACAATCGTAACACCAACAAGTCAAGCAAGAATAGAAATTCCAGCAATACCACTTGAACAAATAGAACCAGAATCTAAAAACACATTGTCTAATGCGTTGCAAGTATTTTGGCATAAAATAGCTAATTTGGTAGATGAAAGAAGACCAATTGGATATGATAGAGGATATGGATTAAAAAATATAAATTATAATGATAATCAACATTATAATTTAATTTCAGAAACAATTTTCACATTAACATTACCCGAACGACATGCATATAGAAAAACTCCGTTACCACCTGAAATACGCCAAGCAGTTAAAGATTATATTCTTTACTTATATGATGCTAAATGGAAAACTCAACAAGATGAGTGGATAATACGTGATGGCATTACTCAAATGGAAAAAGCAAATATGCCTTTTTTAGTAAACATTGGTTTATTAAGTGATTATGAATATTATTTAAAAAATCTGCCTGACATGTATAAATTAATAGGTGATGAAATTAAATACAATCCAGTGTGTGTAGGAGGAAGTCATACATTTGTAAACGAAGATCCTGGTTATCACACTAGCCTTGAAGGTCAACAGTTTATAGCAGAAAAATACTATGACATAATCAAAAATCGTTGGAACCTATGATAACCGATTTAGTTACAGTAACCTATGACATGGATTTTGAATACATGCTATTACAGGCAGAAAGCATAAAAAAATATTTAGAACCATGTACCCATTGGGTAGTTATTAATGAAGAAGGTGAAATTGATTTAAGCAAGTATTTCAATTCATTAAAAAAATATTATGTAAGTCATAAATTAAAACTTTTAAAACAATCAGACTTGTTTAATAATAGTAATGATAAACATGGTCATTATACTCAGCAAATATGTAAACTTGAAATAGCAAAAATAATACGCAGAGATTATTTAATACTAGATAGTAAAAATTTCTTTATTAAACCTGTTAGTTTGAACCACTGGGATAACATTGTTGGTTGTAATTTATTTATGGATTTACCTGAAGGATTTTGGCATAACACAATACAAACATACTGTGAAAGATTAAATGTTACTGCTCCCGGTGGCATGGTAATGCCTAGTACTCCTTATAAAATTAAAATAACTGAAAATTTACTAAACACTACAGATTACTATACAAAAATTTCTATAGAAAATTTTGGTGCCGCTAGCGAATTCATATATTATTTTTTAGACAATCAAAATTTGTTCGATTTAGAAAATATAATACACACAAATAGTTTTCAACATTTTTATACATATTTTCATCATCACTTTGAAGAAACAACAACAGATTTATATAGTCATATAAAAGAAAGAGATGAACTACCAAAATTTAAAGTTTTGGGTTTTCATAAGAAATTTCTAGAAAAATGTCAGCCTGAACATATACATATAATAAACAATTGGTTAAAAGAAAAAAACTTTGAGTTTCAATATCAATTAAATATATGAATGATAACCCTGACAGAAAAAGCAATCAATAAAATAAAACAAAGTTTACAAAAGCGTGGTAAGGGACTGGGTATTCGTTTAGGTGTCAAAACTACAGGCTGTAGTGGGTTGGCATATACATTAGAATATGTAGACGAATATAAACCTGAAGAAGGTGTTACCAATTTTGCACAAAATGATTTTATTGTTCTAGTAGATGCCAAAAGTCTAGTATACTTAAATGGCATGAATATTGATTGGGTCCGCAATGGACTAAATGAAGGCTTTGAGTTTATCAATCCAAATGAACGTGACCGTTGTGGTTGCGGAGAAAGTTTTAGAGTTTAAAGTGTACTTAGCAACTGTAACATGTAACCGTGATTTCCAAGAAATGCTACTACAAGCAGAAAGCATTGGAAAATTTGTAGAGCCATGTAGGCATATTATCATTATTAATGAACCCAACCCTAATATCAAATTTTGGTATAAGTGGTTAACTCCTTATTATAAAAATCATGAATTGATTATTCTACCGGGGTATGAGGACGTTTCTAAAACGCATAAAATTACTGGAAAAAAATTAATGGGTTGGACTACCCAACAAGTGCAAAAATTGTTTATAGGAATGAAACATGAATTCCTTGACGATTATATATTATTAGATAGTAAAAATTTCTTTGTTAAACCTACAAAATTAGATGATTTTGCACACCTAATAGGAGCAGGAGGGTTAGTAGAAATAAAACATCCATATGAAGAAACTAACGAGTATTATGCTGAGATGTTAGGTCTAACACCCTTTGAAAAAGTTTTCCCTGTTATAACACCTTTTGTTGTTAAAACTAAATATTTGCGTAAGTTTTGGCCAAATCAAGTAGAAGACATGATGGTACATGGTGTTTATACAAAGGGGCCAAAAAAAGGAAAAGAGATTTTAGTAAGTGAGTTTTTATTTTATACATATTTGGTTGACAAAGAAGAATTATTTGCACTTGATAATGAATATAAAAGGGGTTTAGGAAGAACTATTTGGGACTGGAGTATTGATTCATTAGAGCATTCGCTATATCAAGAAGATTGGAATGTTTATGCCATCCATAGAGAAGTTATAAAAAAATTATATCCATCGGGATTTGATTTTATTAATACTTGGTTAGCTGAAAAAGGACTAACTAATAAAATACGTCCACGTTTTATTCCTTCATAATTATGTATCTAGCTACTGTTACTTGTTTAAGAGATTTTGACCAAATGCTATTGCAGGCGGAAAGTATTGGCAAATTTGTAGAGCCCTGCACACATGTGGTAGTAATTAACGATGAAAACCCTGATTTAAATTTTTGGTACAAATGGTTAATGCCATATTACAAAAATCATGAATTATTGTTATATCCTGCAGTAAAGGTAAAATCTACACATCCAAAAACTTTAAAAGAAACTTCTGGGTGGAATTCTCAACAACTACATAAATTTTTAATAGGTTTAAATTGTTATCATATAAATGATGATGATTATTTGATTTTAGATAGTAAAAATTTCTTTATTAAACCCACTAAACTAAGCGAATATGAAAACATTATTGGTTCTGGGTTATTAGATTTTGTTAACAAAACTCCTTTTAAAATATGCAATGAATATTATGCTGAACTTTTTAATGTAGAGCCATTAGAAAAAATATTAGTGACCTCTACTCCTTTTGTAATAAAAACTACTCTTATAAGACAATATACCAGAGAAAGTTTAGAAAAAATATTTTTAGAGGGTGAAAATAGCAAAGGCGAACCAGTTCATCCTAGTGAATTTATATTTTATAGTTATTTGGTTAAAGAATATTTACAAGATATGCAAGAAATTGTTATTGGATTACAATTTTACAAAAATGAAATTGATAATCTAGCTTATCATATACATGGCTTACATACTAAGCATGTTAAAATATGCGGGATTCATCGTGAATTACTACATATGGCTTACCCATCAGCTATTGATTTTCTTAATGATTGGTTGTATAATTTAGGATTAGAGAATAAGTTATATCCAATACCATTAAATTTGGATTATAATCAAACAAAATAATGATAACAAACAAATACAATTATGTACCCATGCAACGTGTAGAGGTAGACGGTAAACGTAGATATCTTACTCCAGACGGTGAAAAACTTCCAAGTGTAACAACTATATTAGATGCTACTAAAAGTGAAGAAAGCAAACAAGCGTTAAACAATTGGCGTAAACGTGTTGGTGTGCAGAAGGCACAAGAAATAACAACTGAAGCCGCAGGACGTGGTACACGTATGCACAAATGGCTTGAAAACTATATTAAAACAGGCGAGACCGGCGAACCCGGTAGTAACCCATATAGTGTTCAAAGTCACATGATGGCAAACAGTATTATCAAGCAAGGTCTTGTAAATTGTAATGAATTTTGGGGTACTGAAGTTGCATTATATTATCCCCAAATATATGCTGGTACTACAGACTTATGTGGTATCCATAATGGTAGTGAAGCTATTATGGACCACAAACAAACAAATAAGCCAAAAAAACGTGAGTGGATTGAAGATTACTTTGTTCAATTGGCGGCATATGCAAACGC